TTCGCCATTTTGCCAACTTGGCGGATTGTATGGCGCACCGACTTCCACGGCTCTAGCATAAATCATGTCAGCACCAACAATGGCTTCGTATCGCCCAAAACCAATGCGCTCTGATCTACCTCTAATGCTTCGCCGCAAGTTACCTGTGCGGTTCATTGGCGGTAAACCGCTTATAGCCTTTTCGCCTTCAGGTCGCTCGCCTTTAATTTGGCGTTTTCCGTAACCTTCAAGTGCTTGCGAAATTTCGTAAGCGGCTTTACCAACTCGGTAATCTATTGAATTTTTGTAGGCTTGTAGCGCGGCAAGAACCTCTGGAAGGTTATCGCTCTCTGCCATTTTCTACTTCTTTCGCTAGTTGCGTAATCGCCATTACCCATGTCGCCATATATGCGGGTTGTTCGTCAAACTCTTTTATAGTCCAACCAAACTCTTTCGCACATAAGTAATACTGATATTCGAGGTCTGGGTAATCAAGATCATCCGCCCGCGAACTGCCTTGCCACACATCTTTTAGGCGTTGGAGTCTGCGGTACTCGCTTTTGGGTCTTGTGAATCACTTTCGGAAAGGCTTGGAAATAGGTAACTTTGTGCCTTTTCAGCCTCAGCCGCTAGTGCCTCATAATCAGCGGGAGTTAATTCGCCAAGTGAATCTACTTTAATGCTTGGCGGAATTAAGTCGAAAGACCATTCCGTTACTAGCACAGAGATTAACCCATTTTGAATTGCTACCGCTTGTAACAAACCTTCATGCTTGCTTGCTAATTCCATAACTTTATTACGGTCTTTCATTAATAAAGTTTTTGGATCGCGTAAATTTGCTGTTGCGCCACTTGGTAGTGTTATTACTTTTGACATGGTTCCTTCCATCTGCCTTCGCGGTTTTTAGGTTGAACTGGGAGAGGGGAAGGCGGCCTCTCCCAGCCAACATTATTTCTGGTTACTGATATGTACCAGAAGGCTTAGCGTTTTGTAGTTGCCACTTGATATTGCCGTAGCCACCTGTGCTACCAACATCTGTAGTGTTACCTTGCGCATTAACTTCGACTTCAATTTCAACATAGTCCTTACCACGGTCAATCATTGCCGCAATATATGCGCCCTTTGTAAGGGTACATTGTACCTGAGTTGTTGAAGCACCTGAGCCTTGCGCCCAGTTAAGAACAATCGCAGGTTGAGTATTTGTAAGGTAACGAGTTAATTCTGTGTCGTTTTCCATTACAAAACGCAATTTGCCTTTTGTTTCTAAATCGCCAACAAATACTTGGTATGGATTTTGTGTATTAGAAATACCAAAAATAGGTGTTACTGAACGGGTCATTGTAATTTCACCGTCAATAGAGTTAGAAATTGCTGATCCACCAATGTTTACTGTTCCGATCCATGCTGGAAGTGGAAGCACAGTTGAGAATGAAGGCGTTGGGGTTGAAGCAGTTGTAGATAACCAACCAGTTCCTTTAGCGTCATAATCTAACAAACCGTCTGGTGTTGATTTTAAAGTAACTTCGTGAATCTGAATACCTGCGTATGCGCGAACATTTGCGGCGTAATAATCTGTTAATGTAAACGAAGTTGGTTGTGCGTCTGCGCCTACTGCGGTAGCGTTTTTAAGGCTAATTGCGTGTGTATAAGGTGCGGATGAACCAGTTGTTGTATCGCTACCTAATAATCCAGCAACCATGTAGCCAAAAGTATCGGCAAATACAGGGCCACCAAAGTCAAAAGTAGAATGTGTGCGACCTGGGATATATGCGTAATCCTTAACCAATGAACCACGAAGTCCTTGGTCATATAGATCGCCAATAACATCTACAGGCTTTAATTTTGAAGCCATTACTGGAATGAAGTCGGTTGGTGCTACTGCTGTACCTTTAGTAACTTCCTTGGCAATTCCCAGATAACTTCGGGCGGTATTTTGTACGGTCATTTATTCACTCTCCTACGGTTGGGGCTATTGTTGCCTTGGTTGTTTTTGTTGGTACTACGAACGGCGCGCTGAAATCATCAGGCGCGTCAAATTTATCGCCTTTGCTAACAGTTACGCCTAATGTTGGAAATGTACGAATTTCCTCACCTGTGTAAGTAAAGGTTGCCATTGTTCTCCTTAGGCCATAATCATTTGAGTAACAGGGAAACGCATGGTTGCCCATGTTTCGGTTGAAGTTCCTTTTTGCGATAATGGCTCACCATAAGAAACATCAATATTTGGTTCGGCGGCTTCCCAAATTTGGATACCTGACTCATCTCCCAAACGGTGACCGCCAGCGCGTAATACAACTTTTAATTCATCTATAATTCTATCGAGATCATTCATAGAATCCTCAGCATTACGCTCTAACGAATGGTGAAATAACTGAAGTGCTATTGAATAGTCAATGCGCTTCCAGCCAGTATAAGCACCACCGTTAGCAATACGCGATTCTGTTTCATTTTCAATAAAGATTACCGCCGCGCAACGATTTAATTGGCTAGGCAAAGCATTAGTTTGAAAATTAATACGCTTAGGGAAGGAAGTAAAAACTTGATTTAATCCATACACGGCTGGCGGTTGAAGGTAATTTGCTAAAACCGCACGAACTTGTTGGCGACCAACAACAATAGTATTAGCCATTAGCGTACTCGTCTGTAAGGTTGAAGTAATGACATAGCCAAAGCAATTTCTTGTCCTACTTTGTCAGCGTTAGGCAGAGAAGTACCTGGTGTTGTAGTAGCAAGCATTGACATAGAACTATCGCCACGGGTCTTTAAAAAGGCTGTAGTGACCAGAATACAGGCTTCCTTAATAGCAGGTGGTAACGCGCTGATTGCTACGCTTGGTTCATGGGCGTAAACCAATGGGCGAACAAGCGGTACGGTCTTTGATCCAAAAGTATAAGTATCAGCAACGGTTACATTTTCAGAATATTGACCGTCATAAATTTTAAGCATTTGTCCAGCCAAAATGCCAGTACCGTCAGCAACGGTTAAAGTAGATTGACCAGCAACGGCGGTAGCAATAGTTGTGTTCGCGTATCCAGCAATATAAGTGTATTTCAAAAATACTTCATTACGAGTTCCGCTGTAAATACCAAACTGAAGTGGGCCTTGTGAAGTCCAAGTACCTATTGTTGCGTTTGGAATAATAATTTCCTCATCCTCAATCCACGCAACTGAGCAATCTGGAAGGCTCATTAACATTGGCGGATAACCGTAAGTAAATGAAGTTAAAGCAACTACTGGTGAATAACGAGGGTGAAATCTAATAGAACCATCCGCAGGAACCCAGCGCGAGCGTTGCTGTTCTGTTTCAGTTGTTGCGGCTAATACTTGATTACAAAAAGTGTCAATCCATGACGAAGCGCGAGCAATAACATTGGCTAATTCAGAATCTTGTGTATCTGGGTCTTGTGAATTAAATACTAAGTTATCAATATCAATAGAAGTAGGCGCATTTTTATATTCGCCCAAAGTAAGATAAGGGGTCGAAAAAGCCTCTGTTGTTCCTGTATAAGCATTAGCCATTTAGTTCTCCGCACTTAGAGCATTTTTTAAAAAATGAACCGAACCCACACTTTCCGCATGGGAAACCTTTAGCGGATGTAACGCCGCTTGCGCTTGCCTCACCTAAGCCTTCAGCCTTTAATTTTTTAATTAGTTTAGGATCACTAACATTAAACATTCCATCTTTACCAGCCCTGAGGACTTGTTCTCCGCGTGAAGTGCTAACTGATAACTCACGCATACCTTTTGGCCCGATAATCTTTGACATAAAGCCCCCTTTATAAAGTGAGCAGTTTTAACTCATGCTCAGGAGTTTATTGCTAATTAAGCAGAAGCAATCCCTGATACAACACCGTTCCATGCTGGCGCGTAGCACATGAAAGTACCGCGGAAGTATGTTGAGAAGTCGTATGAGAATTGATTTACAGGCCATTGAATACCCATGTAATCCTGTACCAACACATTTGCCCAAACATCTGAAACCTCGGTGTCAGGAATTGGAAGTGTGTAAGAAAGAACTGGGGCAACGCCCTGTGGTAGCCAAGGGTGAACTGTTAGGTTTACCATCTTGCCTGTGATTTCGTTATTAAGCGCACCAATTACGGCACCGCCAACATAATCGCCTGTTTCTGTCTGTGAAAGATTTAGACGGTAGTTAGCAGTTGAACCATTTTTAATGGTGTCAGAAAGTTGCTTGCGATCTTGACCGTTTAGCAAGATTTCATCTGGATCGGCCTTTACTGCTTCGTAAAGTTGTCCAAATACTTGCTGGAATTCAGCACCAGGATTTGCGGTGTTGAAAGTTGAGTTAATGTTGTTGATTGAACCTGAAATTGCTGGGTTCAATACTGTTGGAAGGATACCGTCATAACCAGTTGCGTAAGCAGATGTATCCGCTACAACTGTTGAAGCGAGGGTACCTGAAGTTGCTAGAGCCACATTGTTTCCAAGTGTTGCGCCAGTAGCCGCGTTAATATAACCAGTTGTACCAGTAATAGTACCGCAGTAGTAAGCATTAGCCGCGCCTGTTGTTGTACCAACATAAACACGGTATCCAAGTGCGCCTGTAACACCTGTTACAGAAATCTTAACAACCTGTGCTGTTGTTGCTTGTGAAACAACTGTTGAAAGAACAGATTGTCCGAAAGCACCAGCGTTAGAAGTTAGATACACATAGTAAGTTGCGTTTGGTAGTGCTACCTGTGAACCTGAAGCGGTAACCGCTGACAAGGTAAATGTAGGTGCGGCAAGCGCGCCTGAGTAACCTGAACCTGTACCGCGAGCCATCAACATCATTCTTTCTTCCATCAACATTGTTGCGTAAAGTGTTGATGTAGATGATAGTTGGCGTAGGTCTTGGTATCCCATACCTGAGAAGTTTGCGTCAAACGAAACCTGATCAGATAGAGAATAAGAATTGTAAGGTAGAACTAAATCGTCAGCGGTATAAGAAATCTGTGGGCCACGCTCGTAAAGTAATGGTGTGCCCGCGCCTGGTGCGAAGTCGTTCTGTGTGAACTGAGTAATACCAGGCCAGATGTTTCCTTGTCCGCCTGTACCTGTACCTGTGTAACCAGTAATACGCTTGATACGGTGCGAAGTACCAACGCCCTTTTTACGAACAATTTTGTTACGCAATGGTGTTGGACGAGGTGTTAGCAACTTAGCAGGTGCTTCGAGGTCGAACGCCGCGAAAGATGTGGTAAGTGGAGATGTAAGTGTGATTTCCTTGGCAATATCTGCTGAAATAGCGCGCTGTGAAGCAAGTGCTGTATTCAATGCGCCAAGTGCGTCAGGTGATAGTGATTTGTTAGCAACAAGTGACTCGATTGTTGAAATTGGGTCTGCTGCTGGTGCCATACCAGGTGTATGTGAAGCATTAGCGAAAGACTTGTTCAGTTCTCCAAGATAATTTTCTTGTAGTTCTGCGGCTTCGCGTGGTGTCACATCACCGAATAGGTCTTTTGCTTTAGGCATTTGAGCCATGAGTAATTTTCCTTTTCGTTAAGGTGTTATTTGTTCAACGCAGGAGTAGCGGCTTTTGCTGAAAATTCCTCATACAAAGCACGATAGCCCTTTTGTAGAACTGGGTCGGTTGTAGCGTCAGCCTTTGCTTTATAAGCAACTGCTTTTACTAGGTATTCATTTGATTCTGCGCCAAAAGTAACCGCGGTGCGCTTTGGGCCACCAACGGCTGTCTTTGATAATGCTGTGGTTAATTCGGATTCAAGGCTTACCGACTTTTCTACCGCTGACTCTTTTTCAGCGCGCAGTTGGTCAATCTCTGCTCGTACCGATTCCATAGCACTCTTAACGGCTTTTTCTACAACATCCTCAATGGATGGTGCGTCTGAGGCTTCAACCTCAGAAACTTCAGTTACTTCATCTTGTACCACTTCTGGTACAACTTCGTCAGCCTCGGCGGACTTAGGTGTTTCATCTGGGGTAACGATTTCGGCTGTTGTTACATCTGTTCTGCCATGTGAATCTTGCGGAACATTACAACCACACTCTAAACATTTGTGCGACATTTCTAATGTTTTTTCTGAATTGTCTGCGGATTTTGCCATCATACATTTTTCGCATGGGCTTTTATCGCAACCACCGCTTGCTTTACAAGCCGCACATCCATCACAATCGCAAGGTGTATCTGCTTTATCTGCGCTTGTTGAAAGTTCGATTGTTTCCTCGGCTGTTTCACCTTCGGCTACTTCACCTTCGGCTTCCTCGCCTTCATACCAAGCAAGTAAATGGCTAACTGACTCTAACAAATGCGCAATACTCATACGCTCATCTGAACCTTCTGTTGCCATTTCATTTGCTTCAACAACAATAAGTTCTGCTAGTGCGGCGCGAGCCTTATCAAATAATTCTTTATCAAACTTGACGGTATCGGGTGTCAAAGACTTAGCCAATTCCGTGATCTGCTTAATTGTTTCCATCTTTGACCCTTTCTTGGTCATCTTTGCCAAATCGCTTGGCAACGGTGCTTTGAATTCATGTAGTTCCTCTACTTGAACCAAACTTGACTCGCCTTCTACTGATTTGGCGAGAACTAACTGGCAATTAGGATTAGCAGGGCGATCCACAAGGCTAATTTCTACAATGTGTCCGTCAATGATTCTGCCATTAGCGGCTTTAGTATCACGGACTACGCGTGGAGATTTAATACCAATAGAAAAACCTTTTAAAACACCTGTATCAACTTTTTTAACAGAAATAGGATCAACAACTAAAGCGGTAATGTAATGACCGTCTGCTTTTTTTTCATATTCTTTAGCAACACCTGCGGCAATAGCAGAATGTTGTTCACGGATATTACCGCCAGATTTAAACCATTCTGGCATTGCTGTATCTAACCAAGTAGGGTCGCAAATTTGCTGGTCAATGTCTATAGAATCATCTGTGGCTTTACCGTAAACCATAAGGGTTCCATCATCATTGCGATCGTATTTTACGATAGTCGCATAACTGTAAGTAAAATCTGTTGCCATTGTTTTCTCCTTATGTGCTTCTGGTTCATTAATGTATAAAGCCGCTAATTGTTTCTTAGCGTGTTCTTTAGTTTTATGGCAACCCATTACTGAATTGTCGCTGTCTTTTATTACTGGAAATCCAGCGCACCCATGCGAACCTTTATCTCCAATATGATATGGCATAAGTTAAGCCGAATAAGTAATTACGATTGCGCCCGCGGCTGATTGTGCGGCTGAAATACCATAAATAGTATCGCCACCACATACATAAAAAGTTTGAGATGTAGCGGCTGGAATAGTACGCCCAATAGTTGCGCCAGATGTTGTAATGGTTGAATCACCAACAAAAATAGAAGCACTATGTCCGTTATAAACGGTAATTGGAGTTTGACGCATGGCAGTTTGCTTGGCAATAAACAACGGAGTAGGTGTTGTCTGGCAAGTAGCGTTGATATGGTTAAAAGACATTTTTTCTCCTATTTAGATTACTTATTATACTGGTTACAGTTCTATTTCTGAGTCTGTTGTATCTGGTTCAGGTGTGCTTGTGTCGTAATATGCCGCCAATGCGCACATACAGTTTGGGTGTGCTGGTGGCTCACTATCACCCGAAGGAAAAGTGTCACCAATTCCAATAGGTGAAGCGTCTGCGTTTTCTTGGCACTCGTCACAACCTTCAGCAACTAGCCATTCAACTTGTTCAACTCCCGCTGTTTCATAATTATCACGGGTGGCAATAGATACGGCTCGACTCATTTCGGTCTGCGCAATAACTAGAGCGTGTTGTGGGTCGTCTATCACGGTATCAATCATTTGAGCAATTTGCTCAGTTGTGTAACCGAGTTCTAAACCGCGACCTAATGCTGTTCCGATACGATCAAGTTTTGTATAAATTACTTCGTCAGAAACGGTTATTTTACGAGTTGCCAATAAGTTTGCTAATCCGCCTTTAGGTTTTACTAGCGCGGCGGCGGCTTGGTTGCCTGGGTTCCATGTTGCCCAATCAACTGTTCGGGCTGTTGCTTGCGGTGCCTTCTGTAAACCTTTCAGGTGCGCGAGGACAGACTCAGCGGCATATTCACCAACAACATACCCTTCGGCATAAATGCGAGCGAGAGCATTTGCCATAGGTTTCGTGCTGGCTGTTATGTGAATATGTGCCCAATCTCTAGCCATTTGCGGCGAAACTGAGCCACCTGCGGGGTGGGTTTCTGCCCATTTACGGGCTATCTCATCACCATACAGGACATCTTTAAAAGCCCTGCGCACTTTCCCTGCGTTCTTAGCCGCAAGGCGTTTAGTTAATGCGTAAGCGGGCCACATATTAAATACCTAAATAGCACTCAGCGTACCAACGAGCCGAATCAAGGTCGTTAGTTTCTACAAACTTATTCAAAACTTCAGCGTAAGTAGGTTCTAATGTTTTGAACTCAAATGGTCGAGTTGGATTTCCTTTACGAACCCAGCGAATAAACTTTTTAACTTCCTCAGCCTCTTGCGCATTAACATCTGTTGGCTTTGGTTCTGGGTTTAAATCTGGTGAGGCTGGTTTTTCCTCGCCATTAGTCGGAACTGGTTGGGCATTAGTATCAACGGCAGGTGCTTCATCTTGTATGCCGTTTTCGTCTAATGAAGTTCCAGCGGTGACAAGTCCGTCTGGTGTAAATACATAAACGCTTGATCCAGAAATAATCATTGGCATATCGGCTTCAGGTGTATCCACCAATGGCAAACCTTGCTCGGCGCGTGATTCGTTTACTGTCATGCCGCCAGTACGCTTACGAATTTCATCACGCATAGCGGTTTCTTGTGTGTTATTTCTTTCGCTAGTAGCCAAACGGAATTCAAGTTCGCGTGGCATACCTAACCAACGATATGAAAGCGCAGAAATCATTTGGCTAATCCAATTAGCGGTAGGAATAATACCGATTAAATCAGCGGCTTCGGCTTCACCTGATTGGTGACCTGACGCGCCTAATCCACCCTTTTTGCTAAAACCAATTTCAGTAGGTAGAACTCCAAAGTGACCTGTAATGGAAGTAATTAAATAATCATCCATTGTGTCGTTAAACTTTTCTGAGTAACCTTCCTCAAAGTTTAACTTTCCGCCAGGAACAAGAATACGCAAACGATTACGCTGACCTGTTTGTCCTGATAGATCGTCATTATAAATATTTTCATAAGCGCGAATCTGCTCAGGTGTTAGTACCGCAGATTCAGGCAATTCAAGGTAGGACTTAGGCATAGTTCCATCTGTAAATTCAGAACGAATCCATTGCTGACGGCGTAAATAAATATCAGCCAAAGGTAAAGCGCGCTCAACAGGTGATAAACCATAAACGCTATTAGCGCGGCGTGTGCGAACTAGATAAGCCAATTCGTCTGAAGTAAATTCTCCATCTGCGGCTTCATCATCTATTGTTGCGGCAAATTCAGAACGCGGGAATCCATAAAGAATTTGTTGGAACGCTGGGCCATACGAGGCTTCAGGTCGCATACCGCGATCATCTAGCAACGGTTTAATTGTTGAACCGTCTAAGATTTGTAGTCCTCGAATTTCCCCGCCAACACTCTTTTGAGGCCAAATTGCCCAAGCGTCTAACACATCCATTTCCTCGATTGCCATGCTTAGCCAATCAACAAAAGCAAGTCCGTTTTGAGGGTCTGGTGTTTCCCAGAATTTACGAAGGCGAGCAATCTCTGGCGCAAACTTTTCGCGGGCTTCAGCCATAGCGCGTAAGTGATTACCACCTGATTCAGCAATAATTCGCTCGGTTGCTGATTCCGCTATTGTAATATCCCAATCAAGTCCAGTTAATTTTGCTTTACGGACTTCAATACAACGGCGCAAAATGTCAATCTGATCTGCGGCGGCGCGTAGAGTTTTAAAAGGAACTAAACGAGTTTCTGAAACATTTATATTCTGCGCTACTTGATATTCGTAACGGCGTGGGTC